AGGGCTGTACAAAATGCACAAAACTTCTTGCAGATGGACATGGCTAACTTGACAAATGAACAGCAAACTGCTATGTTTAAAACACAACAAAATGTTCAGGCTTTGTTTACTGATCAGGCTGCAGAAAATGCATCAAAACAGTTTAATGCTACTAGTACGAATCAGACTAACCAGTTCTTTGCAAACCTAGCTACACAGACTGCACAGTTTAATGCTGCACAAACTAATGCAATGGATCAATTTAATATCAATGCTGTAAATGGATTACGTGAGTTTAACTCTAACATACAACAACAGAGAGATTTGTTTAATGCACAGAATGGTTTGTTGATAGCACAGGCTAATGCTAAGTGGAGACAAGACTTAACCACACTAAACAATGCCACACAGAATGAAAGTAATATGGACTTTGCTAAGACAATTAATGGATTGACAAGTAAGAACTTAGATGCTATATGGCAGAGAGAAAGAGACATAATGAGTAATGTTAATCAGACTGATGAGTCTGCTAAAGATCGTGCATTAAGATTGATAATAGCAGATAAAGAATTAGCGGCAGCAAAAGAGGCTTTAGATTATGCAGAAGATGTGGCTGATACACAGTTGCTTACTAGGTTTTTGTTTCCTAATCTTGGTAGCTTATTTGGAACATCAGAGTAGGATAGAGATAATGTCATTAACTTACGGATTAAACTACAAAAAATTAAAAAACCAGGCTTTAGCTGGTAAAGGATACGAAGAAAGTAAAGCTAATAGAGAAGCATATGAAGCTATGACAAGTTCTCTTGTAAGTGATGTTAGAGCTAGAAGAGATAAAACTATACAACAGATATCTAGCCCTAAAGCAGATGAACAGGCTAGGATACAAGAAGGTTTAACAGAAAGATTTAATCCTGTTTTTGTAGGTGGGGATACAGAGGTTGCTAGTCTTGATGAAGATAAAGTTTTTAAATCTGTTACTAATTCTAACGGAGAGAGTATAGGTAAAAGATTAATGGGAGACATATCAGAAGCATTAGGTATTACTGATGAACAGACTGCAGGTATTGTAGGTAATTTAGACCATGAAACAGGAGGTTTTAAATATTTACAAGAATTAAACCCTGTAGTTCCTGGTTCAAAAGGTGGGCGTGGGTTTGCTATGTGGACTGGCCCAAGAAGAAAAGCATTTGAAACTTGGTCAAAAACTAACAAACTAGACCCTGATTCTTATGAAGCTTCTTTTGGTTTCTTTATAGAAGAGGTAAAGGAAACTAGTGAAGGAAGGTTTCTTAAAAATTTAGAAAAAACTAACACTGCAGAAGAAGCAGCTAAAGTATTTTCTAAAGAATACTTAAGACCTGGAAAACCTTTAATGAGCCGTAGAATAGCTAAAGCTAACTATTATGCTGGAGGAGAGTAATGAGCTTAGTATTTAATGGTCCAATCCCAGGGCAATCTTTAACCACAGAGCCTAAGAACGCTGCATATGAAAGGACACCAGAGGTATCTGATCCTATCCAAGCTCTTGACGTACACTTAGATAACTTATCTAAACCAGAGGCTATGGAAGATGCACTCTACTTTTTAGAGTTGGGGGTTGATATAGTTACTTTAGTTGAGGGTATACTTCGTAGTGCAGTTATAGAAGGTATACATAGTATTGATGTTAGTCTTATTATTGCACCAGTAATACATGAGCACATTAAAGCTGCAGCTACTAAGGCTGGTATTGAATTTGAAGAGGGCTTTGATAACCCTGATAGAGATGGGGCTGTTCAGTACGAGAGAGATACTATGAGAGCTAAGAAGATGCTCAAAAGATTAAGAGAACAAGAAGGTGAACCAGAGGAACTAACAGAAGAACAAGAACCGATGGAAGAACCAATGGAAGAAGATATGCAAGAAGAGGGGGAGCCTACAGATATGCCCCTCAAAGGATTAATGGCAAGGGTGTAGCATGGCAATTAGAATACGTTCAGCAGGTATCTTAAAAGAACTTGAGAGGCAAGATGAAGCAAAACGTCTAGCCCAAAAGCGTATGGACGAAAGAGAAGAGTTGTACTTAAGTCTAGCCAGTAAATATGGTGCAGGTACTATTGCTAATAGAGCTTCTGGTAAGAGTAAAACTACAGACTCTTTAGATGTAACTATACAAGCCTTACAGAGAGATTATAAATTAAGTGATGATATAATAGCTCCTGTTGTTGCTTCTGGTGATGTATCAGGAGCAAGAAAATTATTAGAAACTTTAAATAAAGCAAAAGCTAAGTTTGTAGGTGACAGTAGGGAATTTCCAGAAACAGTTGTGGAAGAAATTGTTGCAGGTATAATAACAAGACAACCTACAACTAAACCCTTAGACATGGATAAGATTACTAAATTTATTGGTCGTGAGGTAGATGAGATATATTTACCCTTTTTAGAGGCAATGAACGCTACTCCTGGTGAGGTATATGTGCCTGAGTATACCTATGCTGAACCTGTAGACATTAATGAAATACCAAAGGTTATGGCTACTACTGCTAAATCTCAGGCAGCTTTAGCTAAAAGTGAGATAAGCATATTACGTAAAAGAGAAAAAGAATTAAAAAATATAGGAAAAGAAAATAGAACTGATGCTGAAAAAAATGAATTTAAGTTAATATCGGATAGGATTATGTCTGTTCAAAGTGCAATAGAAAATTTAGAAGAAAATCCAGCAGAAATAATTAACTTATACGGTAACTCTTATCTGACTAAACTACTTGAAAGTCCTGGTGGAGAAAAATATAAAACAATGCCACTACCACCACTATTAACTGATGTAGCTAATCAGTATCCACTTGTAGCTAGTGAGCAAATAGGTAAGGCTTTACTTAGTGCTGGAGTTTTTGCTGCGGGAACTATTGCTAGATTACCAACTGGTGAATTAATAGAATTAAACTTTCCACCACAGGCCAACCCATAATGACAGAAATTAGAAAAGTTTTTGTAGATGAACCACAGTTTCCACAACTGCCACCTACATTATCCCCAAGAAAAGTTATAGTTGATGATGCTACTAGTCCTTTTGTACCTCAAGAGGGTGGTGGACTTATTGATCTTAGTCCTATCCTTGAAGACTACGGTGGTGAGTTATCAAAGCAAGAAATATTATCAGACCCAAAACTTATGGATATAGTTCGATCTAGTCTTGAGGCTAGGTTTACCCCAGGTGGTGTATTAACAAAGGCTAGGCGTGGTGTTACTGGATTAGCTGGTGGTGCTATAGGTGGTTTGTCTTCTCAAGATTACAGAGAAATGAGTGATGAAAAAGCATTTGAAACATGGCAGAACTACCAAAGGTCTTTTGCTGCAGGTCAAAGTGTAACTGTTGCTAATGAAATGGCATACGGTATGAAGGCTAGTGATGAAACAAAAGCTAGACTTGGGGCTGGTTATGCTTTATTTGATGGTATGGAAAATGCTTTCACTGGAGATACAACAACTTTAAGAGAAATGGGGGATGCTTTATTTGACTACACCAAAAATGTTGTGTACGATCCTACCACTATACTATCGCTTGGTTTGGGTAAGTTATTTGGTATAGGTGCAACAAAGGCAAGCAGTGCTGCTGTAAAAGCTATGATGGGAGAGGCTTACAAAGCACAAGTTAAAAAGGGTGTAGCCAAAAAAACTGCTGCTGCTACTGTAAGAAGTGCTGCTGTAAAAGCTATACCATACGCAACTGCTGATGCTCTAATGGCCTCTGGTGTTGACGTTATGTATCAGGCTCAACTTATGGAAACAGCAGTGCAGGATGAATACTCTGCAGCACAGACAGGTATTACTGCTTTAGGTACTTTGTTTGTTATGCCCACACTTGCAGCAGCAAGTGCTACATTTAAAGAAATACGTAAGGGTCCACTAAAGAATACTTTCCTATCTTATAAGAACTTTGATGCAAATCTGTTAGAGGTTGGTGTTGATCAGGCAGAAAGAGAACTTAGAGAACAAGTAGCTGAAGGTATTGATATAAAATTTTTAGATGAAAACTTTGGTCTTGTTGAAGGTAATACTAAAAACTTTCTTGTTTGGAAAGAATTAAAAGATAAAGCAGACAATATAGTTACACAAAAGGGTCAGAGATATACTGACACTGAAGTAACTAATGAATTTTTTAGATATTTATTTTTAGGTGATCCAAAAGAAAATTTAGGTGGTTATGGAGAGGTTTTAAGAAAAGCTGGTTTTACTAGTCATCAAGCCTTAGTGGATAAGTATAAAAATAAAACTGCTGTTCTTGCGCAAACATTAACTTTTATTCCAGATGAAAAGATAGGGCAACTTGTAAATAAATTTGAAAAAGATACAGGTTATAAACTTAGATTTTTTAATGAAGATGGTAAATTAGTTCAAGGTAAGGATGCAAAGTCTATTGATTTAGAAGCTCACCTCACTAGGCAAACAACCACTAGTGCTATAGGTTTAAGACTTATAAGATCAATAGATGATTCAGTAAATCAAGGATTTTCTGTTGAAGATTCTGTAAAGTTGTTAAAAGGAGAGAAGCCAGAAAATACTCCAAAGAGACTGCAGTTTGCTTTGTCCACTTACAAAAGACTTTTAACATCACACCTTGCTACAACAGGTGCTAATATAAAAGGTTTTGCATCTTTAGTAAGTATTAATACTGCTGCAGATATGTTTACATCATCAATAGAACTTACACAAGGGGTCGGTGCTAAACTATTTGGTAAACCAGAAGCTGCTAAAAAGTATTTTAATCGTGCATATGGATCATCTGGCGGTGCTATTAGAAGAATGACTGATGTTCTATCACCAGATATACCAATAGAGTATGCGGATAAAGTTCTTAAATTACGTCCAGAGATAGCAGAAAAACTTTTTAGAGATGTGTCAGGTGACGGTGGTGTAAGAGATGCACTAACTGATTTTGATATTGATCCAACTAATAAAATTTATAGAACCGTTGACTCTGTAACTAAAGGTGCACAAACTATTGCACTTGTAAGATTACAGGATGAATTAACAAAGCGTTGGTCTTTTGGTACTAATTTAAACCAAGAGATAATGAGAAAATATGGTATGAGTCCAGAGGACTTCTTTACTCAACCAGATGTTGCATTGACTATGGCTAAAGATGAATTTAAAGATGTATTAGATAAAGCAGCCTATCGTGCCATGAGAGAAACAGCATCTGTAAACTGGTCAACTCTTCCAGGAAATAGTTCCTTAAGAAGTGCAGCTAAAGAGATAGAGAAATTTACAAACAAAAGGGTGGTTGGTTTTGTTGTTCCATTTGGTAGTTTTTTAAACACAACAATAGCGACAATGGCTGACCTTACAGGTGTTAATGCTATAGCTCATGCATATAGAAGAGGTACAGGTAAAAATCTAGACTACACTACACCCACTGGTGCTCAAGACTTAGGGAAGATGGCAGTCTTTTATGGTGGTTTAGCTTACGGAACACAAGATGCAAGGGAAAGAATAAAGAATAACCTTGCCTATGATCAACAGCAGAAGAGTGATGGTAGTGTTGAACTTAAAAAATATGATTGGCCTGATTCTACTCTACGTTTAATGTCGCAGATGCTTGCACATGGTCTTGGTGATAGTAATAACATATTAGATTTTAATTATAAAGAAGTACCGCCAGAACTTCGCAGAGAATTAGGACTTCAATTAGGTGGTCAGGCAGTTAGAGATTTAACTGATATAGATCAGGCATTACTTCAAGTACAGAGAGATTTTTATGATTCAATAGAGAGAGGGGAACCACTTTATCAGAGCGTAGCAATACCTCTTGGTGCTATACTACAACGTCCAGTGCAGGGTGCACTTAGACCTCTTGATCCTATCAATCAGGTATGGAGTCTTATGTCTGATGGTAATATGAACCCTGATCTAAGACAAGGACCAAAGGTCTTAAACAATATGTTAAAATATGTAAACGGTATTACAGGTGAGAGTGCACAGAGGTTAATATTCAAGGCAGATAAATTACCTGAAAGAGCAATACCAACTAGAGACAGGCTTGATGTAGATTTAGGTAAACAGCTACTTGGTATTAGGGGTGTTAGTCTTCCTAATTTAGTAGAGAAAATGATGAACAGGGCAGGGCAACCATACTACAAAGCTATAAGGTTTCAAGGTCCACCAGAAATAAAAAACATAATGGATGGACTAGCTGCACCCTACTTTGAAGTAGCGGCAATCAAATACCTAAAGAAAAACCCTGACTATTTTACTACTATGTCATTAAAAAACAGACAGGAAGTTCTTGATCTTGTAAGGGGTGATGTTAGAAAGAATGTAACCAACATGATACAAAAAGGTCTACCAAAAGAGATAGACCTTGTTAGAGTTTTATCTGGTAAAGATAGAGATAAAGTCAGAGAGATTATGAATGAACTAGGACTGAACATGAAGCTAGAAGAGTTATTAGATAAAGATGATGGACTCCAAGACCTACTTAGAATAAAAACTTTACTTGATAACTACGATGATATCTTCTCTGATATTGTAGACTAATCATCTTCCTCTAACATAAAGTCAGCCCACTCATAAGCTTCACGTTTTAAATCACCCTTATGCATAGGACTATTAGACCTTGACAATAAAGCAGCCATAGCTTGACCAGCCAGATATCTACGAGATGTTAATGGCTTGGCCTTTAGCGGTGGCTTTATTTTTTTCTGACTGTACTTCTTAGCTTCTTCCTCAAGACTGTTTAGTTTTTTTGTTCTGTTCATATGCCTTTACTCTCTCCAGGTTTAGGAAGTAGGCTTTGTTAAAGCCCATCTCCCAATCCCTGTTGTTCTTAGTATTTTGTTCGTAAGGATTGCCCAACTTGCCTGTCTTAAAGGCTACCCTTCCTTGTTCATATGGCTTCACTTATGTATCTCCTTGTAGCGTTTTTTAAGTCTATTAAGATACCAAATAGCTTTATCAATATCTTCTAAACCATTTTTATATTGATGTCTCCACAAATATTTAAGTACGTTAGCAGCGTGTGGTGCTGTAAACCCTGACATCTTTTCTGTCATTGCTTCAATAGCGTCAATGCATTCTATACCACTACTATTGTAATGCACTGGACGATTTACAGGGTCATACTCAGATCGTTGGCTCTTGAAGAAGGTAGTTTCTCCGTCAATAGTAAGTGTGTCAGTGTTATCCATAATAGTATCCTTATATTAGTTCAATTAATTCTGCCTCAGTATATGGTATATGAAAAAAGTATTCATATCGTTTAGCGTTACCTAACCATATCTCCTTTGAACACTCTCTAGTAAGTTGGAAATCTTTTATTCTCCATGCCTTTTCACAGTCACTACGTATAATGTAAAAGTTACAGAATGTTTTGTTATCCTGTATCTTTTTGTATTTATTAATTAGTCTGTACTTTCGATATGGTATTCGTATCTCTTTCCATTTAGGGTTCCAATCACCTGTCCATTGGTTCTTCATCTCTACTTCACTGTAGTATTTACCACCATTCTTCTCACTCTTTATATCAAAAGAGTAGTCCTCCTCTGTATCAAGAATGGTGTGACCATTACTCTCTAAGTAGTTTGTTACTGCTATCTTAGCTTTACTGTCATTCTCTTTATAAGACTGAGGTTGAAACTTTCTGTAGTATGATCCTTTAATTGGTTCTAACATTATGTTTATCCTTTATGCACCTATATCTACTATCTCACAAACATCACCAGAGCAAGCCATAGTCTGACTACCTGCAGTGTTGTCCTGTCCTTCATACACTGAAAGCTTAGTCCAGTCAATAGTCTTTGGCATTAAACTTAGAAGATTATTGTAATCACTTCTACCAACTTCCTGATATGGTGCTTGCTGATAAGTGTGTTCGTTAAAAGGTAAGAAGGATACACCACTCATTTCATCAAAGTGTTTGTATACGAAAGACCCAACCTCAAACCATTCATCCTTCCTGACATTAACTGTAATGCTAGGCTTGTGCTCACACCAATGTCTCTGATATATCAACCAAGTCTCTAGCTGTTCAATAGCAGATAGGTCAGCAGTAACAACAGCATTATAAGGTGACTCAATAGGAAAGCTGAACACTGTAGTAAAGTCAGGCTTCATTACATCAGGCTCACTAGGCACACCCTGGTCTTTCATAAACTGTGTTAAGGGGTCTTTGTTGTCTCCTCTAACGGTTCTGATGTAGTACTGCGAGTGTCTTGCATGGATTCCAGAGGCTGAGTCAACGAGTTGGGAGACTGTGCCTGATGGTTTAACACAGGTAATAGCGGTTGAGGCTGGAATACCCAAGCGATCAGCCCAATCACTATTAGTAGTAACAGAAAGTTCACGTAATTTCTCAAGAGTTTTCTCCAATCCTTTATTAGCTGTAGTCATGAGTGGGTTGTCCATTATCCCTGTGAGTGACACACCAAGCAGACGTTCTTCTTCTGTATTTCGCTGCCACACCTTTCGCAGATATGGGAACTTGGTGTAGGTGGATTGAATTGTTCCCAATATAGTTGCCAAACGGACTTTTTTACTAAGAGATTCGATATCATCTGTAGCCCTGACCACAACCTCTGTAAGATTGCAGAACTGATACGGCCTAAGTATAATCTCAGAACATGGGTTAGTGCCAAACTCCCACTCACTGTTACGCCTACCATACTTCTCAGCTTGCCTCTTACTTGCCTCACGATTGAATATACCACGTTCTCCACTCCCTGATTCCACTAGTGCCATCCACTCACGCATAAAAGATATGGAATCTGGCTTCTCTGTATAGCTCACAGAGTTATTAGCTAATGCACGTTGAGGATCATTCTCCCACCATGCACCTGACTTAGCATGACGCATATGATCATCACTAAGGTTGGACAAAGATATCATAGCTGATCTACGTACACCACCCATAACAATTACTTCACCTACCTTGCACATAATATCGTGACACTCAAGACTAGAAAGTTTACGTCCTTGTGCATCTTTAAATATTTTGATAACAAAGTTAAACAAATCTACCAGAGGTGCAGGGCCACTCGCTCTACCACCAAAGGTTTTAAGTCTTGCACCTGCAGGACGTACACGAGAGATATCCCACTTGGGTATCTCACCAGCCCACAGGAGAGCCAACACTTGTCTGAACGACTTAGCCCACCCCTCTTTACTATCCTTAACAACAACAACGGTTTCACTGTCGAAGAGATCAGGTATCTCAGGGAGCTTACTGATGAACTGCCTTTCAACACTAAAGCCAACACCAGTACCACAGAGCAAGATAAACATAGCCTCATCGAAGGACTTAGGATCATCTATGGGTAGATAACTGCAGTTATACCCTGCAGTATTATCCCTATCTAATGCTGGTCCTGCAGTCATTAGTGCTCTCATACTAGGCATAACCTCTAAGCCAAGGATAGCTTCTTCTATACTTGAAGCTGTTACTGCATCTACGTGATGTGCCACTACGTTGTTTACATAACGTGTTACTGTCTCACTCCAAGACTCTCTACGTTTCTCATCGTCCAACCACCTAGCATAACGTGAGGTATGTATGAAAGCCTGGTAGTCAGTAGGTAAGTAGTTCTGACTCATGTTTATATCTTCCCTATTAAAATATTCAAATGCATCTATATCGTCTTGACTAATCATCGTTATCCTCTAATGATTTATTAAGTTCATTTATTTTTACTTTTTGAATTGCACTAACACACTGTGTCATGTGCTCTAGTAAACCTATTGAGTTTGATCCCTTGTTTAATAAATTTACAATCCTTTTTTGAGATTCATTCATGTTGTCTGTATCGTACTCAACTTCATCTATCATTATTTTAGTCATGTTCTATTACCTCACATTTTATTATTGTAACATCATCTATATCATAAAGAGCATCCATAATCAACTCTTTTATTACATCACAGTTATCACTAGACAACTCTAAGAAGTTGGCATCCTTATCTACTGATATATTTAGGGTCACTTCATAAGTCACAGTGAAACCCCAAGTTATACTCATGTAAATACATTAGTCAAGTATTCCCTCTATTATAATCGGGTCTATTTGTTTACTGAAGTATTTTTGCCACGTATATGCTTGGTCTAAATCCTCAAACCAAAACTGTGTGTCTTCTACTTTACCGTTTACTTCTGTTTTACAAATCATAAACCAACCCATATCCTCTGGTACTTTTTCATCATCAGGTAGCTCATCCACTGATACTGGTCCTTGCACAACACCCCAAACTTTTACAGTCACTTCTTCCAACTCCTAATTAATTCCATGTAGTGATCTAATCCAACCATAACAACCCAAGGCTTTCTGTCTGATCTAAAGAAAACGACAGGCTCATTGTTGTTGTGGTTGGCTGCTTGGTCCATAAAACCATATACTGTTTTTAGTTCTGACTTCCTTCTCTTGACCTCAATAGACAGAGGTATCTTCTTCCTGGCAGCAGGAGATAACTGTATGTCTGCACCAGTATCCCCCATGATAGTAGACTTGATATCATCAGGCTCAAACTCAGGGAATGTTTGCAGTAACTTATCCCTAATCTCCTGTTGTCCAAGTCTACCTTTTTGTTTGGCACTTTTGGTCATAACCAATCAGGTTTTTCTATTACTGTGTAGTCACCCCAACCTGTGCCGTAGTCCACCTTCTCCTCTGCGTTTGCAATAATATCTAGTGTCTCATGTAGTTTAGCTGTAGCCCACTCCATGATATCCTTGCCCATCACATGCATGTGGGATAGGTATGGGGCAGACTTTTCACAAGCAATAAAACTAAACCTAGTTATATCAAGGTCAGCCAACTGACAGGTGTAAACGTAATGAGCACCCTGCAAGAAGTATCCATACTTTAAACATTCTCTTAAGAAACCAGATGGACTAGCATCCTGTGTAGTCTTAACGTCATAGACTGTACCTTCAGACTCAATCATCAGGTCTGGTCTAGTCTTTAGTGTTAGACCTGAGATAGGGTCATCAACAAAGATACTAACCTCATTCACTCTTTTTTTATGGTTGAGTGCAGCAGCACACACAGGGTTAGCCAGTGCACCTTTAGCTATACAGTTAGCTACATTAAACTCTACCTCAGTTAGAAGTACTTGGTCCTTGTCTAGGTTATCCTTCATAGTTTTAAAGGCAGCACTAGATTTAGTCTTTGGCCCTTTGACAACTAAGTTACGTTCTTTTTCTAAGAGATTAGCATGGACTGCTGTTCCCATAGCAAAGGCTGGATTGTTAGGGCTACGCTTCTCACCTTTCCAATGAGCAACTGATTTTTTAAATACAGACTTCACTGCACTTGAAGATACACCATGTTTCGCATGATACTCTCCATTAGGTATGTGTGTTATAAGTGTGTTTACAGGTTTCATATCTATCCTTAATGGAGGGTGAGCACTAAGCCCACCCTCAAGTTGTACTAGAAGGGTATTTCATCTAGTACGGTTTCAGGCTTCTTTGAGGTGGGGGAAGAACCACTAGCGGCCTGTGTTGTTATGTGTGGCACATGATCTATAACTCTAACAGACTCTAGCCGTGTACCTGTGTTACCATACTTGGGTAGGTCATAAACAGATACCGTAGTCTCAACGATAGAACCATTGCCTATCGGACCATCAACATCATAATCCCAATAGCTACCATCAGACTTAGTAACAGCAGGTGCTCCACTACTCCAATCATATCCACTGTTAAACTTCCTGTCGAACTTAACCCTAAGTCCTCTGCCCTCTAGGTCAGGCTTGGGTTCTTTACCACTCTTAGCTGTTGTAAGTTTGGTAATGTTCTCATCGTCAAGTATCATATCAATAGTGCAAGCACCACTGTACTTCTCGTAACTTCCTTCTGCTTGGACGGTAGGTTTCCATCCTGTTAGGTCACGGTTCTGTTCAAAGACTTTTGCCCATTCAGCAATACCGTGTACTGTAACCATTCTTGTTGCCATGTATCTCTCCTTTAATGTACATCTGCATATGTTTGACCATACTGTATATCTATACCTAAGTCAACATTTAATTTTAATTGTTCGTTAAGTTTTTCTATTGCCCACTGTAGGGCTGATGTGTGTTCATTCTCCTCACCTTTTCTAATTACATTTATACTTTCATCGTGGAACTGCCCTACAATATTTGACCTCTTTGATCTGTATAGTGCAACCCACCTATCAAAACAGTATGCGCCTGTGCTCTGATTGATAGTAGAGAAAGCATCCTTCTCAAACCGTAAGCTATGCCAGAACTTACTAACAGGGTTCTGTATCCACATATCTTGGTTTATCTCTCTTGACTTTTGATCATTACAAAACTGTTTGACAGACCAGTTACGGTTCCAGTAAGCCTCTAGTAATATCCTAGCTTGCTTCAGACCCATGCCTGTTTCACGAGATAACTTAGGTGCACCAATGCCATAGGTGGCAGAGTAGTTTACTACCTTAAAGTTCTTACGTATTTTCTTTAGCTTTGGCATGTCACCTCTGTTGTACTTGTCTATGTCTTCCTGTGTAACATATCCTGCATGTCTTGCCAAGTCTAAATGAGGATCAAATCCAGGTTGTGACATTTCTGCCACATAGTCAGGGTCATATGGATACATGTAATGACGCTTAGTTGTGTCCTCTAGTGAGGTCATGTCTGCACCACACAGAAGATATCCATCAGGCGCAGTCAAGCAGCCACGTATCTCCATACCCCAAGGTTTATCAACTCCTGGTAAGTTTACTAGAGGCTTCTGATGTTTGAACCTAAGTGTGTTAGTTAGTCCTGCTATCTCTGCCTTAACGTAGCCATTACGCTCACACTTCAAGAAACCTTTTAGTATACCTAGCCTGTGTTGTAGGACAGTCAAGCCATCAAGAACTTGTACTTGTTTATTGTATCTCATTAATTTCTTCACAGACTTCGTAAGCTCACCGTACACTCTGACTTGAGGTATTTTTCTATCCTCAACATACTTATATGTACATGGCCTCCAGCCAAGGGAAAACAGCCAGTCCTTAACTTGTTCTGAGGACATAGGGTTAGCAGGTTCAACACCTTTGACAACTGATACCTCACCTTCATAGTCATGTGGTAGATCATTATCTTCTAAGATACTAACCCACTTCTTTCCCTGTGAGGATAGTGATCCATCCTTTTTGTAACAAGACTTTGGTTTACTTTTGAGTGCCATAATCTTTCGCATTGGCATAACGTCCACCAACTCTTGTGTCTTTTGATCTTGTAAATCCGTAAGCTGTTGCACGAGGTCTTGTGATTTTTTGACATCTAACTTCCATCCTTGTTGCTCTGCTTCTCTAGCGCAGTCCATCTTGAAGTGAAGATAACGAAAGAAACGATTAAGTTCTGCTTTATCCTTGTAGATAAACATAAACCTTTTGATTAAGTCTTTCCACAGTTCACAGTTAATCTTTACATCCTCTTGGCAACGGTGGATGTATTCATCTGCTGATAGGTTTTCCCAATCAGTAATCACTGGCTTGGGTATACCATAATCATCACCAAAAGATTCAAGACCATGCCGTGATCTATTGTGGTTGAGCACCCAAGACATAGGTAAGGTATCATATAACTGAGCCTTAATCTGTATCCCAAGTATTCTTTCTAACAAAGGTATGTCATATCGAATTATGTTATGGCCTATCAACACCTTTGCATTGAGTAAGATATTACGCATAGCGTTGTAGTCACTAGTGCTTACAAGTGGACCACCATTAGGATCACGATAGCAAAGACAGTGTATCTTAGTTGCAGTATCTAGTAGACCATCTGCTTCTATATCAAAGACCATTACAGACGCACCACATTATCTGTTTGAGTGAAGGGTACATCCTCTGTCAGTATGGTTGTCTCAGGGTCATAATAAACTGATCCTGCATTACCCAATCTGGCGAATGGTCTGTTCTTGTCAACAATAAAGTTAGTTGTGTTCTGCACTATTTCATCCTCTGATTCTACATCTCTGTCTATCTTTATACAGATTATTGCTTCTTCTTCAAGGGATGCTGCATACTTTGTTCTACCATCATCATTAACCTGTGATATAAATATCACACCTATGTTCAACTCTTTGGCGAGTTGTGCCATACGTGCACCTAGTGTTGTTAGTGTGCTTGTGGCTCCATCAACACCAGTATTAGACAGGTACGCTAAACGCTGTACATGATCAACAAATATAAAGTCAGCCCCAAACACAGTAGCCGCAGTACGAGTATGATCCAGCAACTTAAGTGGGTCATCATGGCTCCTCATTTCAAATACAATAGTCCTATTGTTTTCAGTGTCAGCAGCTATCTGTCCTGCACGTATGACTTCCTCTATAGGAATGTTGTTTGCTGCAGCATCATCATTTGTTCTGACATTACAGCCAAGGTGATAAGTAGCCATAGCTCTGTAGGTGGTAGACTTCATTTCTTCCATGTGAAGCAACGCTATCTTAGTTCCCTCAGTGCGTAACAGGCCAGCCTCAAAGTAACGTATCACCTCAGTCTTACCTGTACCCCTTGGTGCTTTAATAAAGGTTAGCCCACCCTTTACCACACCCCTAATCTTTTTATCCAAACCTGAGTGACCTGTGGGTGTGTATGCGTATGGGTTTTCATTACGTATTGCTGCATCTACATCCTGACAAGAGATAAAGAAGTTATCAGGTGAATACTTCTGTGGCTTCATAGCTGCCCACATAAGTTCCTTACCATCCCCTGCAAACAGGAAGTCATTGGCATCCTTATGCTTTGACATAGGCACGTAGTAGAACTTCTCTGGTAGCACAGAATAAATCTTATCTGCAGCAGCCTTACCTGCAGTGTCTAGCTCTCCTGCATAAATGACAGTCTCAAAAGACCTAAGATAGTCTAGGTTCTTCTGTAAGAACTTCTCCCCGATGGATGCACTAGGCAGTGACTTAACAGGAAACTTCTCGCCAAGTATTTCATACAGACTTGCTGCATCGAACTCACCCTCAGTCAGATACAGACGCTTACTTGTACCTGCATTAAACTCAGGGCCAAACAGGTGCACCATGCCTAGTCCTGTGTCCTTCACCCAAGTCTTAGACTTATCATCAAAAGACCTATACTTGATAGTGTGTGGATACTTGTAGGCATACCTGACAGGTTTACCATCCTCACCTAACTGTAGCTGTATGCCATACAGTTGACAAACATCAGGCTTGATGCCTCTTATGTTATCGTAACTTACAGACTTTACCTTTACGTCCACAATATTTATCCTTTGTTTTACTGGATATTGATTTTTAGCCCAATCAAATGTAGGCTTAGAACTAGGATAGGAAGTGCCACAACTGTGGCAGTATCCATAACCACCATCGTTCCAATTAAATGCATCACTTGAACCACAGTCCTCAAACGGACAGGCTAAGTGTGGTGTGTCTCCTTCTGACATTACTCAAACAACTCCCCACCATCACCATCATACCAGGCTTGGTTAATCTCAACTCTCTCCGTACTTCTTTGTCTTTCTTTATCTGTCATTGGTCTTATTTTTTTAGCCCCTACTTTTAAATCTGTCCTTGGCCCAAATAGTTCTGCTAAAAGACAATTTTCTAGCAATCTAATTCTTTTCTCAAGACCCTCTACTTTCTTATTTAATTCTTCTATGTAATAATTTTTGTTCATACCCTCTTCCCCCTTAGTGCAAAGAACAATCCACCAACCCACAGTAATACATGCAAGTTGTCGTATAGTATTACGTCCATCAAGCTGTCAGGCTCACCTACCCATATCACACCTGTCATAATACAGCAGATAACTAAACCACTAAACCTAGTTATTATATCTTCTAGCCAAGACAGAACTGTAAAACCAGCTATGCCACCAAGTATCAAGCCAATCCCTGCACCTAGCTCACCATAGGCGGCAAACCACCACACTATGTAAGGCAAGTCATAGGACTCAGCCCCATCAAGAGTAACAGGAAACTTAGACAAGCCTTGCTGTATAAATATAATAGCAAGAGGAATCCTGAGTAGCCAGTGTGATAAGCAAAACTCTGGCAGTTTATCTAGTATTCTATTCATGCTCACCGTCCTTTGCTCTACCATTATATTTCTTTCTCGATTTAAAGATATCATCCAGACTAGGACTAGCTTTCTCTGCTTCTTGAAATACTATGGCAGTAATAAATATACCACAAACAATAATAAAATGTCCACCTGCACTCCATGCAAACGAGTGAGGGTTCTTTATTATTGCTGCAAAGATACCACTCCACATAAACGACAGTATCAGGAACACCATCAGGCCAAGTTGAGGTGGTAGCTTTCTCAAGGGTGAGTTCTCTATGGTCATAACACTCTTCCATGCATCCACCACAAGGTGCGGTAAAGCAAGTGGTGGAAATGATCTTACACTATTCTTCATTTGATTTCTCCTAAGTTCTTTGGCTCATACACTGCGCCATTGTAGTTTGGATACTTCTTATCCATCACACCAAAGCCACACATAGAAACTAATAGTAGTGCTCCTATGCAACAGTACAATCCCATCTTAGACCACTGTAAAAAGTTTTTGTATGTGGTCTCTGCCTCTAGTTGTGCTTCTTCTCTAGGTGTCATGCTTTCCATCCTGCATTTCTTTTAGATTTCTTAGCATGTTATACTGATTTTCATTAATACAGTTTACCTTCTCCACTGCACCAGGAAGCATACCATTGTACGCCATCATCATGCCATGAACATACTTCATTATTTCTTCTCTGTTCACTAACGTAGCTCTGCATTGCGCTTCATTGGTATACACTGGGTTACTGAACACAAATGTATCTCTCGCTCCTTCTGTGTCATACGACAGAAAGAATACTATTACAAACCATTTCATCTTAACATACTCCATACTCCTATGTCGGGCCAATAGACCAGATTAATTATTACAGGCACTCCTAGTATCATAAACGTCACTACTAAGAACGCAGGAAACCACCCTTTAATATTATGTTGTTTCATTTTAACTTCCCCATCCTGCCCATTCATCAGGAGTTATACCATACTGAATAAACTCTCTTTCATCAGGAGTCAAGTTAGGAAACGCATCTTGTATCAATTCTCCCTTCTCCCAAGCCACAAACTGTTGCACTTTTACATCAAGTTCCATTGTGTTTTCCTTGCCGCTAAGTGGACTGACTCTAGTTATCTCCATGCTTCGTAACTCCTTTATGCTTATGTTTCCTAATTGGCTTGGGTTTCTTTTTATCAGGTATCACCTGTGGTTTGTACTTGGGTTGCCTTAAGTCTTTAGCCATAGGATTTTTAATGTAGTTTTTCACTGTACCAATCCCCCCAAGTCTTCTCTAGTGCCATGTTAAATTCTGCATTGTCTGCTAGTACATAGAATAACTCAGCTAATTCTTCTGAATACTCATGTCTTATTTTATTATCACGAAATGCATCCCCAAAATTTCTGAATACTTCTGGTGGTATCAATCTCCTTATTCTTCTGCTCATTGTCTTTGCCTCATGTCTAGTGCAGCCTTGGCTGTTTCTAAGGTAAACTTATTGTATGGGTTAAGGCTTGCTACATTCTTGTGTCCTGTTGCTGACTGTATTGCTAGTGCTTCTGCACCACCTAATATCATTTCAATTATTGCAGTCTTCCTTAAGTCTCCCACTTGCAGTTCATCAGGTAGCCCTGCAACATCCTTAACTTGCTTTAGTTGGTGGGTCATTTGCATAACTGTTAGCGGTCTGTAGGCGTTGTCCTGTGGCCTGTGGTGAGGTACTACCCACTCTTGAAAACCCCATGCTTCCTCTTGTTCTTTGAGCATAGCGTTTAAATTATCAGGTATGGGTAGCTCCACTTGTGCACCACGTTTAGTCTGCTTAATGTTTACCACTTGCTTATCTAAGTCTACATTCTCCCATCTTAAGTTTCTAATATCTATTGGACGCTGCGCCCACTCGTAGGCCATCATTACAATCAATCCAATGCTTGTCCAGTTGCCCCTTGTAAAAGCCGTATCAAGGAACGACACAACCTGTTCATGTGACCACACAACAGACCTTGGTTCACTAGTTCTCTTTCTTACCCTAGCCATTGGGTTGTTTGGTATGTGCTCCATAGTCACAAGGTAGTTCATCAAAACAGAGAAAATCCTGGAGCAATGGTTGGCATTAGATGTAGATGTTTCTGTCTCCCATGTATCGTATAACTCAGTGCAGACGATTGCATTAATCTTATTTACACTGATGTTACCAAGTGTCCTACCATGCACAGTATCACGACAGAAAGAGTTAAGTTTATTTTCGTATCCTTTCTGCGAAGAGTTCGCAAGAGAACCAAACTGTTTACTGTTTAGATACTTTGCTACTGCTGTTTTAAATCTCATAGTTCTGTCCTACTTTAAGTGCACTTAAGGTATTTATGTTTTATTATAGTTATTAATACTTATAGTATACTAGAGTATACACTGATTCGTTTTTATGTCAATCCCCTTGCTATAAATATTTATTCTTCTATTAATAACAAGGAGATACAGATAGTAATTAATGTAATACTTTAGATATACTTAGCTATAGCATTGACACTAGCGGAAACATCATAGTCTGGAACTATAGTGCCACCCATGAATTTACTTTCAATGTTTCTATTAAACCCACTGTCGTTATCCAACAGTCTCTTAACACACTGGTACAAGTTCCTGCCTTGTATATTAACATCACACTCTAAGCCATTGTGATTCTGGTAGGTTCCTCTTAGTACGTAGTCTTCCATTTGCTTATCCCTATCTTATTCATCTCTTGCTGTTAGGTCAGGAAAAGCAGAGCGCATCTTCCACTCAGCTTTACTAATAGCCCTGCAATCGTCCATAGTTACGTCAAACATTTCCCGAATACTAAACTCAGTACTCTGTATAGTCTTCCATGCAAATTCTATTGCATAACGCTGTTCCTCAGATAATGCCTTAGCATTTTCGTTTTTAATACGGTTAGCTTCATCACGTTCTTTCTGCCAATCTGATACTGCATGTCTTTTGTCTACGTCCATTGTTTTCCTCCATCTTTTAACAATCCTCTAATCAGATAGTGCAGAGGCATATCACCGTAACGCATAAAGCATCCTCTTGATTCTGACCACCTCTTAGCATCAGCAAACCTTGTGATGTCCTGTGGTATCACATTTGCATGATGTACTATCTGTGTAATTTTCAGTGTGTCATCTAGTGTCAACATTTTTTCCTATCCTTTTTTGCTTCTTTAGTCATTAGTCTTGCTCCTTATATTAGTTGTAATTGTTCTGGTTTATTGTAAACATCTTCTAATCTAGGGTGCAGTACATCTGAGAACTCAATGTCACAGAAGTTACCACAGTCAGGCATCACCATCTTTTGATGTCTACCTGCATTAGGGTCAAGCTCGTCCAAAAATACATTACGGATGCAGCTATTACCTACAAGTCTTTCTGCCTTTGCCATCTTATTAAAGTGAACAGGGAAATCTTGTCTTATCTTATTCCAGTATCCTTTACCTCCTTTTACGCAGCCTATACAGTTGTTGTTACTATATCCTAGATGATACATCTTAGGTCTGTCAATCCTGGCGTGTCTTTCTAGGTAATGTAAACTCTCTGCTTTATTCATCTTGTTATCAATCAAGGGAAACAAGGGCTTCGCATCAGGGTACTGTTCCCTAAACCGTATAGCTCTGTTAATCTCCTTCTTGCTGTACTCAAAGCCAAACACCTGACCATCATACTCAAGCTCACGTTCAAGCCGTTGACGCACTCTCTTCTTGAGAACTAGAGTGCATCGTGCACCTGCTGGCCCATTAACGTATTTATCTTTGATGATTACATCAAACTGATCTTTGTATTTTTCGGGTGCACGTTCAGTTATTATCTCTTTATCGTACCACTCTTCACACTCACTCTTGAAGCGAGTATTATCAGAGTGTGAACTATCAATGGCGAAGTAAATAGGTATCACATTATCTTTGCCATACTTATCTATAGCTAACTTAGTAGCTACTGCACTTGTTACTCCTGCACTCCACCATGAAATAATCATTATTCATCCTCTCCATAGAACGCTGCACGATATGGGTCAGCACTAGGTATCTCTGGCCCAAGATCATCCTCCTTATTCACCACGTACTGTATACTCTCACGCTTTGGGGTGTACGCTTGGCCCCATAGCTTCACCTCTAGTTCTTCCATTGTGTCTGCCCATTCAGACAGTCTGTAGTTTGTACCAGACTGTACGTAATAGGCTCCATACTTCTTCATCATCAGTCCATCCTATCTAATCTGTTTGATCTATTGCTACTATGTTAAACAGTGGGAACATTTCTCTTACATGTTCTGGACTATGAGCCATTACATATAGATATACACCTGCTCCCGTAGTCGCACCATTAAACTCTACATAGTATCTATACATCAGTCCATCCTTGTTATAAAGTGTGTACCGTCAGGCATAGGCAAGGCAAGCATAGCTGATTCGTAAAAGTAAGCTGTACCATTAGGTGTATCCATCTTGCCTACCCAAGGTAGGTCAGGGTCTTCTGGATACCTATAAGTTCCATCCTCTAAAATCTCACCACCTTTAAACTCAAACAGATCACCAAATCCGTAGGCCGCAGTCATGTATTGTATAATGTCATACCCTGCCATCTTACCAAGTGTAGCCCACTCTCTAACCCATATTGGTAAAATGCCTAGTGCTTCGATCATGTGGTTTTCAGGTATGTCTGCATATTCTTTATTGTTAAGCTGTAGTTTTGTCATCTTACACTGTCTCCGTAATCTTATCTATGCTGATGTTACCAAGTGTCCTACCGTAGCATATCTACTAAACATACGCTTTGCTTGTTGGTTTGTCAACTTCCATTTACTGTCACCTGTTATAGCACCTACTATCCAAGGCATTTTACGTGCATTGATCTTGTAGCCTATCAACTTGACTATCTGTCCGTTGATAGTGCCTACCTTGCTAGTGTCAAACTGCATAGCGTTTGCCATACGTACTAGGTTTCTCTCTTCTGCACTCTGTGCACCTTCCTTAGTCACCTTGACCTTGAAGGTAGCTTCACCACCCTCATAGCTACAGTTTCCAACCTCTATAGTTATACCTGCAATCCCTGCTTTGTCCAGTGTAGATTGCAAGGTTTGACGTAGTGCTTTTAGTTCTTGTCTAGTGTAGTCAGTCATAGTCTTATCTCCTTACCCTGCAAAGTGGCATAGTTTACGGTCAGTCTTACGGTTAAGCTTGTTCTCCATGTAGAGGCTACGCTTGCCTAAGTGTATGGCAGTCATACAGCCATTACGGTCAATCTTAAAGCTACGCTTTAGGTTTTTACGCTTACGGTATAAACCTTTGTTGCCTACGAAGTTAAAACGGAACCCTTTAGTACCATCATTAAGAGGCTTAGTTGCGAATATTACAAACATTTTATTTCCTTTCTGTTATGTTATATACCAAGAGCCTTGCACACTTGGCTTGATAATGCACCACTAAATTTAGTATCGTTACGTGTCTCCTTACAGATAGCTTGATACGTTGCGAACATTAGCTTAGATGCTTTCTCTCTACTAGTTGAGTATTGGTGGTTGACCCATCGACTGCCAACTCCTGTGTATGTAGGTAGCATATCGGCATCTAGTAAGTCAACTAGTTTTGATAATAAGCTAGGCATAGTGGCTTGAACGGCAGTCCTAGTGCTAGATGTATAGGCTTGCAAGAGAACACCATTCTTACTCTTGTACTTACGGAAGGTACAGAGTTGCTTGAATAAAGATACGGCTTTCTTCTTGCTAATCTCCTTGTTCAATACAGCCAATATCAAGGCTGCACGTATGCCATAGCTTGTGAATGGTGAGTCTGTACGACTAAAATGATTATGGAACTCACTTACCAAGTCACCCATTGTACCGTACACATGACGCTTGTAGAAGTCTACGTTCTTTTTATAGGCATTGCTGTTGTGTAAACCCTCAGATCGTAAAAATACATTGACCATTGTTATATGATAAGGAGCACACCCTACATGATCTTTCATTCGTCTTGGCATATGATCGTCTATAACATACCTACTACGTGGATCAGCATTACGGACAATGATCATGTCAATAGCTGTACCTGCTTTTAGTACAGCATGTAGCCTGTGTTGTCCGTTAGTCAGTATACCGTTATAGTCTATGACTATAGTACAAGCCTCAGTAAGCCAATCACCTTTACGCATGATATCTGCATATTGCCTTACTGTGTTGATGTTTAACTTTCTATAGTTGTCTGTGTTGTGCGTATCAAGTAAAGTCTGTGCATACTGTGGCGAGACACTTTCTACGCTTACTTTTATTTTACTGGTCATTTTTTGTCTTCCCTTTGTTTGTGTTTAGTTTACGTCTACTACAAATCCTGTAGTGTCTTTCTTGGCTTTACCCTTTGCGTACAAAGCCACGATATGATTACCTTTAGGGTCTTTGATCCTTAGATCATCCTTGTCTCCATCTATTACTTTATATCCTTTCCATGTTTCATGTTGCATTGGCTTACGAAAGACTACCGCTACATTCATTCCGTTGTCAATAGCCTTGTCCATCATATCTGAATATTGTGCATTAGCTCCACTATAGCTCCAAGTCATATGGTAGTTATCAATCTGTGATACCTTACGGTTGGCAATCTTTGTGTAATCATAGAACTGTACCTGTGGAAACATCTCAAAGATATTCTTTTGATAGTCTCCTAGTCGTATCAACTCCCATCTAATATCCGTAGTGCCGTTTAACCTTACGACAGGTTGAATATCACGCCTCTTACAATATCGTTGAAACTTCGATATATCCTCAATTAATTGCATCATAAAGCTATCCCTATCACGATAGAACCATTCAGCTTTACGTTGCCTAGCAGATTGTACATTTGTAAGTGCACCAAGACCTGCAGTATTTAAACATCCATCTATGCAACTTGCCATCTTAGCCATGCTGCAAGAGTTAAACATCTTACCGTCCACCATAACTTTATATGGGGTCATGTATAAAATAGCGGTTAGGTATTCATCACTGTCACCCTTTACGGTCTTGGCATTAGTGCCTACACCTATTAGCTTATAGTTACTCATTTTATTTCTCCTATTCTGTACATTGTGTAAAGACTTTAAGAATGTTGCGTGTGTATTGTGTCATTTTACCAATCCGTTAATATAATCTTGGCTCACAGTCCTACCTCTATCTTTACCGCCAAGATATTTATTGATGTGCTTAGTTGTTGTGGGGCTATAGTGCTTATCCGTTCTAAATGAACCATCACTATCCCTACCAGCAACAGGTGTTTCATAACTAAATAAAACTGACACACCGTTGATATTTAATTCTGTCATGTTTGAACCTACTTGTCTTAGTTTCATTATGTCACCTCTTTTGTATTGGGATCAGTGTAGAATAATTCTTCTACACTGTCAAACATTAAATCACAGTCATCAATATTAGGTGTATCTGTCACTACACCATTTGACTGGACATAAAATTTGTATCCGTCACTTGTTTGATAAACTTTCATTTTGTCACCTCATTGTTAATGTATTCAGTAAGACACATCAGCAACCCATTGTCAACAACAAAGTCTAGGTTGGCCTAGATTAGTTGCTAATGTGTCCAAACAAAATACACCATATATAAACAATAGGTTGGCATCTTTTCAATGGGTATGAGCATGTCAGCTCTTTCAGATAGCTTAGTGCCGTACACGTTTATTGCTATCGTGGCCTATCGCCTGATCGTGGGCTTTACTCTTGCCCTACGACTATGTGCTATTGCGTAGTATGTGTTAAAACGTATCGTATCATTTATCCTTATGGGTATATGTTGGCGAAATAAGCAGCATAACATATCACAAGTATTAGGTTTAATCTCCAAAGAAATTTGCTAATCTCATTTAACATTTTGTTACC